TCCTGACAGAAAGCGTGACTCTGACGGCACAATCGGAGATGCCCGGCATTCAACCCGAAAGAGCGATCATAACCCTGACCCTGATTCAGGGATTGTCCGCGCTATCGATCTCGATGCTGATTTCGACAGATCGTCCTCTACAGCTGCTTACATTGCCGACCAGATACGAATTGCAGCCAAGTCAGATAAACGAATTGCTTATGTCATCTTTAATCACAAGATTGCAAGCGCTAGAAGCCTCTGGCGTTGGCGCAAGTACACGGGAGTCAATCCGCACACAAAGCACATCCACGTCAGTTTTACAAAGGCTGGCGACACGGATTCGAAGTTTTTTAACATCCCGTTACTAGGAGGAACAGATGACACAAGACCTGAAAAAGATGCTAGCAAGTTGGGGCAGAGCGTTCCTAACAGCTGCTCTTGCACTTGTCGCTGCGGGCGAAACTGACCCTAAGAACATCGCTTACGCTGGTGCGTTAGCAACTATTCCACCGATTCTGCGTTGGTTGAATCCTAAGGATGAAGGTTATGGACTGCGGTGAGTGCAAATGATTGGGCGGGACTCGTTCTCGCTATTGCCTCGACGCTTGCTATTGTTATTGGCGGTTTGCGTTATCTGGTTCGCGGTTGGTTGTGGACTCTTACGCCGAATGGTGGATCATCTCTCGCTGACCGATTGGCAAGAATAGAGACACGCCAAGAGGCTATCTTGGAGTTATTGAAAAAGTAAGGGACACTTATCCACATGGCAAGAAAACCAACTAAGGCGCTAGAGGATCAAGGCTACTCAAAACTCGATGCTTATTGCATTGGGTTACATGAGTATTACAAGTCCTTACGTAAAGCTGGTTTTGACGAGGGTTTAGCGTTGTTTATGATTACTGACGTTCAATCGTATCCTGGATGGATTCTGCCAGACCCAATCGATCCCGAGAAGTTTGGGGATTACGAGGACGACGACGAGGACTAATGACAGTAAAACGAATTGCTTGGATCTCAGATATTCAGGCACCGTTCTTTCATGAAGCAGCAGTCAAGAATCTAGGCAAGTTTTTACGGGCTTACAAGCCTCACCAAACCATCTGTATCGGTGACGAGATTGACCTCCCACAACTGGGAGGCTTTGCTCAACCATGGCAAGAGGTAGAAGGCAACATCGATGAGGATCGCAGACTCACTTTAGAGATTCTTGAATATCTTGGCGTTACTGACGTAGTTGGCTCCAATCATGGAGCGCGTGTTTACAAGTCTTTGTCTCGTAGATTACCGGCGTTTATGAACCTGCCAGAGCTGCGTTATGACAAGTTTATGGGCTATGACAAAGCAGGCATCAAGTACCATCCAAACGGTTTTGACTTTGCTCCAGGTTGGCATACTTGCCACGGCGACGCATTCCCATTATCTAATAAGCCTGGGCAAACAGCCCTAAATGGTGCTATGCGTATGGGTAAATCAGTCGTATCTGGACACACTCATAGACTTGGATTATCAGCTCACTCAGAAGCCTCTGGAGGCAAGTACGGACGCATTGTTTGGGGCGTTGAGGTTGGCAACCTGGTAGATCTTTCAAGCCCTGGTATGGGCTACACAAAGGGTTACGCTAACTGGCAGATGGGCTTTGTCGTAGGTACCTTGCATGGTAAGCGCTTCACGCCGGAACTAATTCCAATCGATCCTAAAGACGGATCATTCGTTTATCAAGGCAAACGCTGGGGCTAAATCGTTACCGTTTCGTTATCAAAATTAACGTGTAATTGTCTGCCAAGTATGAGACCGTAATCCAGTAGCCAACCCAGGCTACGGAATCGGGAGAGATCAAATGGATCTACAAGTACCAGTAATAGTTTTATTATTAATCGCCAATGTTTTATGGTTTATTGTTGGTTGGGGCAAAGGCTTTCAGGAAGGCAAGCGCGAAGGCTTGGCAGTTGGCAAGATCAGTCAGCGCGTGAGTGTTAATGCGCGCTAATGACATCCTTAACGAAGCCCAAGACCTTATCGCAGACCGCGGTAAAGATTACGGCTTGGCAGCTCTCAATCACCTTCGAATCGCCAAACTCTGGTCAGCCTACCTTGAACGTAACATCGAGCCTCACGAAGTCGCAATCTGCATGGCACTTGTCAAAGTCTCACGCTTACAAGAGTCGCCAAACCACGCAGACAGTTACAAAGACGGCTGCGCATACATTGCGCTCGCTGGACAAATTGCATCAACTGATTGGAATGACCTTGACAGTTATTAAAGCTGCTCCAGGTGTTTGGTGCGATTACTGCAAAGTCAGATACGGCACTAATTCACCTTTCGGGCAAAAGGGTGCCAGTTACACAGTTATCAGCAATCATCCACGAAGCCAAGGCACACGCCGACACTATTGCAACAGCTGCGCCATTGAGGTGCAGACATGGGCAGACGGTACTGTTTGGTCATTACCGGAGCAAACCGAGTATCTAATGAAACAAGAGGAGTTACCAAGTGTTTAAGAAAAAATGTCATAAATATGGACAAGCAATAGTCCGCGCTGGTGATTTATTGATCATGTGCGAGTGCATTACCGATACCGATATCAATACCGTATTAGATTGGGGAACAGAAATTGTTTAATTTGGCAGATTACGAGACAGTTGAAACCCGTTTAGAGAAGTTTATAAAGGACTTCCCGGATTTTAGAATAAGCACAGAACTGGAGTCTTTTCAAAATGATCGATTTATTGTTAAAGCATATTTATATCGAACTTTCGCAGATAGCGTGGCGTTTTCCACCGGATACGCTGAGGAGAAGGTTACTGACCGCGGTGTTAATTCAACTTCAGCGCTGGAAAATTGCGAGACTAGCGCGATCGGTCGGGCGCTTGCAAATGGAGGTTACGCAGCTAAAGGTAAAAGACCTTCTAGAGAGGAAATGAGCAAGGTCGAACGACTAAGCGCAAAGGACATCGCTAAGGCTAAAGAAGTACCAAGTTTCGCTACAAAGGAGGAGGCACTAGCTGCTGATCCTTGGAGTAATGAGCCAATTTACGGCGATCCTAACCAACCAGAAGCAATCAGCGCAGCTGAGGCTATTGCCAATGTTGAGAACATTTTGGGAGTTCAAAACCATGAGGAGTGCGAGCATGGCGAAATGAAGTGGAAGGAAGGCGAAAAGAACGGACGCGCTTGGGGCGGATTCTTTTGTCCAGGTGGAAATGTAGCACCGGCTCAAAACTGCCCTACTCGTTGGTACAACCTTGCCTCATCTGGCAAGTGGGAGAAGCAGAAGGCGAGAGCGTAATGGGATTCGTAGAAGTAAACGTCAATGGTCAATGGATGAACCTTATGTCAATGTCAGTCCGTTGCCAGTTGTGTAATGAGGAGGTTATCGTCGCTCACTTGGCTAAAGTGGAGAACGCAGATGCACCTCAGAACGCTACTTGGACTTGCAAGAGATGTCACTCAGTCAATGGCTAACCATAGAAAGCATCGAGGTTACAGAACCCAAAAGGTTATAGCCGATTATCTGAAACAGTGGTGGGAGTATGCAGATACTGCCGGCGCTGGTAGGCAAGGCGAGGACATCCTAAACATCCCGCACATCTCGATTGAGGTCAAGGCAAGGGCTGACTTTCAGCCTTTAGCCTGGATCAAACAATCAGCTGCTAACTCTAAGGGCAGACTGCCAATCGTCATTATGCGTTGTAATGGACAGGGCGAGGATGCAGGCGAATATCTAATGTTTGGCAAAGTCAAGGATCTAATGCCATTACTAGCCAATAAAGCACCTAGCCATGAGATTGTCAGATGCGACCAAGATGGAACATACTTATTCAAAGGAATGGAGTGTCCAACGTGCCGATCTATGAGTACAAATGCGTTAAATGCCAAATAAGCATGGAGTTAGAGAAATCAATCCATGAGGAAGCTGATCCGTTATGTTGTGGAGAGTCCATGCGTCGTGTTTATGGGACGTTTGGCATAACATTCAAAGGAACAGGTTGGGGACATCAATGAGTAAATTAAACAAGCTGATAACAATTATGGAGACTTCGTGGAAAGCCCAAATTGAAATCAATAAGTTATTTGCCAATCGCATTGCACAGTTAGAAGCAGAATTAGATGCGACACGCTCAACGCAAGGTGAAACTAATTAAGGCTCTGACCTGCGGTTTTACCTATTTAGGAGGTAATCATGTTTGACACGTCCGGTACGCTTTGTGAGCAGAGCCCATCAGGGGCTCAGAGCGACCCGCTGAGGCGGGTAGGTCGCTCGGTGCTACTTGCTATTGGGATATCTCTGTTTACACCTGCTTACGCAGTTGCACCTGTAGAGGCAAAGAGTTATATATCAGCAAAAGAATATGCAGCTTTAAGATTAGATAACACCCAGCAATACATATGTCTTAGTATCTTATATGGCAAAGAATCAGCATGGAATGATAAGGCTCAGTCAGGTAGTCATTACGGTATACCTCAAGGCAAGAGTGAGTATCTAAAGACTGCATCTAAGTATGAGCAGATAGACTGGGGCTTGGCATACATAGAGAATAGATATGGCACACCATGTGCAGCTCTTAGGTTCTTCAGAGAGAACAACTACCACTAATGGCTAAGCAATCAGCATTAAGAGATGACGGATCTACAGCCTTATGGCGTAAGATCAGGCAACGAGTGTTAGTCAGGGATCAGCACACTTGTATGAGATGTGGGCTAGAGGCTACCCATGTAGACCATATAGTGCCTAGAAGGCTTGGAGGGGATGATTCTATGGATAACCTACAGGCACTTTGTAGAGGGTGTAATTTAAGTAAGGGGGGTGGCTTTTTTGAGAGCGTTCCGACACCCATGACCCCCCTTGGATCTTTTGCCCCCAGAAACGGCTCAATAAGCCACTATCAAGAGGACTCCGACTAGATATGACTCAATACCCTCAGAACGGCTTAGAACAGGCTCCTACGGCTTACCTAGGGGCGACAGAACCCAGGATTAGGTCTAAACCGGTGGATTTACCGTCCCGCGGGCAAGAAATGATCGACTTTGTGGAGACTTTGAAGGATCCGGTTACCGGTGAGTACTTTAAACTGCTCCCTTGGCAGAAACTTCTGGCTATTGAAATGCACCGAGTCAAGCCTGACGGACGCTGGTATCACTCTGAAATTGGGGTCATTATTGCCCGTCAAAATGGTAAATCGACCTTCATGCAGCTTCGAATCTTGGCGGGAATGTTCCTCTGGGGTGAGCGTTTGCAGATCCATACGGCTCACAAACTCACAACCTCATCTGAAATCTTTTGGAAAATCGATGAGATCATCCAAGCCAATGAACAACTTGTGACTCGGTTTGTTAAAAAGTACGAAACTAAGGGTAGCCAAGAGATCAAACTCAATGACGGCACCCGTTACCTAGTAAGAGCCAATAACTCAGCAGCTCGCGGTATCGCAGCGCCGGACACAATCCACCTGGATGAAGTCCGTGAGTACAAGGATGACGAAGTTTGGGCATCTTTACGCTTTACCCAGATGGCAAGCAAG